TGCGGACGCGCAGGTTGGCGGAATCGTTGGTGGCCATCAGCTTTCCTTGTCCAGCTCCGCCATGAATCGGTTCCAGTCGCCTTCGAGGTACTGCGAGGCCGCGCGAACGGTCCTCGCTTCATTCACCAGGCGGTCGCGCTCGCGGCGTGCGGCGGCCCGGGAGAACGCTTTGAACTGGGCCAGCGTCAGGCCCTTGATCTCGGTCAGGGAGTAGCCGGCGCCGACGAGGTAGTCGATGTCTCCGGCCCATCCGTGGTCGGTGCGGTTCGCGCGAGGCTCTGCCCGAGCATGGCTGCCCGCACCGTCCGGAAAAAAAAATCGCGGTTCACCTCCACCACGCGGTGCGCGAGGTCGAGCAGCTCGGCGGCGTTGCGGTTGCCGGCGATGAACTCGACGGGCCGGCCGCAGGCGAGCGCAGCGGCCTCGATGATGGCTTCGCCATGCTTCTCCATGACCTCGGCGACCATCACGTCATCGCTCAGGCTCCAGGCCTCGTTGCCGGCAACGAAGTCGTCCACAACGGGGCGCACTAGGCGGGAAAAGCGCGGCAGCTGGCCGACGGTGAGCGGCCGGATCTCCAGCCGCTCACCCCGGAACTGCACGACCGCTGGCTGGGGGTCCAGGGTGTCCAGATCGTCGGCCGACATCAGTCGACCACCGTGACCTGGAAGTACTTGGACAGGCCGGCACCCTTGGTGGTGTCGGTCATCAGCGAGCCGCTCACCTCACCGGCGCCGTACTCCTCGCCGATCAGGCCCAGGGAGGCCAGCACGCCGCCGCTGATCTTGTGGGCGATCACGCGCACCGGCTTGCCGCTGCGGGCCTCGTTGAGGCCGGCGAACACCAGGGTGTACTGCTTGGCCGATGCCACGAAGGCCTCGGTGACGCTGTGGGCGGCGTAGGTGTAGTCCACCTCGAAGTTGGCCGCGCCCAGGGTCGGGGCCGGGATGGTGGAGGTGGACGGGATGAACAAGCCGCCATCAGTCAGCACGTAGTCGGTGCCGGCGGTGTAGGCCGTGCCGCCGCCTACCGGCTCCACCGAGGTGACGGTGGCGGCGATCTTGGCCAGCGCCACCCAGCCGCCCTTGTAGCCCACAACCGCTTCGGCGGTGGCGGTGCCGGCGACCACCTGGGTGGAGGTGCCGCGGGTGAAGCGGGCGAAGTTCTCCGCGTCGAAGTCGTGGAAGGTGAGGTTGAACTGCACATCGCTCACGCGATCGATGCGGTTGCGGATGCCGCCGCCGGGGTTGGTGTGGTCCGGCAGGGACAGGGTATTGGACTGCGGGGCGAAGTTGAGCACCGAGCAGTTGCCGATGGGGGCGAACGCGGCGGCGGCGCCGAACTCCTTGATGTAGATCTGGCCGCTGCCCACGTAGCTGTAGTCTTGCTTTTCCATGGTGGAAGTCCTCGTTTATGCCGCTGGGCGGCGGATAGGGATGTGGCTGGTGTAGGTGACCGCGACGCCGACCCAGCCGGCCGCGATCTGGCCAGCCAGGGATTCGGCGCCCTGGTAGCGCGGAAACTCGTAGCCCTTGGGGTACAGGGTCTGCTGGGCTTCCATGGCCCGCTCGATGTCGTCCAGGAGTTCGTCCAGGTGCTCCTGCGCGTCGTCCATGTCGGCGGGCACCTTGGCCACCACGCGGAACGTGGTGAGGCGGTGGGTGCGCAGCAAGGCCACGTCGCTGGCGCGGGCCTGGGAGGTCCACACCGCGGTGACGAACTGCTCGGCTTCGTCTTCCTTTTCCGGCGTGGGCTCCAGGGTGACGGCCAGGCCGGCATCGGTGTGGAAGCCGTTGGCCTTCTGGATGCGCTTGAGCGCAGTCTCCACGGCCCCCAGCAGCTGGCTGCGAGCGCCGCTCATGCGCGCACCGACCAGCGGCTGAGCGAGTCATCGCCGCCAATGTGCTGGGCCAGGGTGTAGGTCTGGCCGCCCACGGTCACGGTGGCGCGGGTCGCCGGTTCCACTTGCTGGCGCCGGAACGTGAGCACCACGGCGTGGAAGGCGATGGGCGCGCCGTCTTCGCCGAACTGCTCCACGTTGACATCCTTGAGCACCTGCACGGTGACCGCCGACCCAGGGCCGCCCGGCGGCGGGGTGTAGGTGGCATCGAGCGTGCCGACCACGGCGGCGAACGCGCCGTAGAAGGCCCGGTCGAACGCCTGCATCCAGCTGGCCTCGCTCATGGCCGCCCCCGGTACTTGGAGGTCTGCAAGGCCTTGGCCAGCTCGCGGTTGAAGTGGAACGGCATCAGCTTGTCCCACTGGCGCTGTGCCAGGCCGAAGATATCGAAGCGCTTCTGGTAGCGGGGCTGGCGCACGAACACGAAGATGCTGCGCACCGCGCTGCCGTAGCCGGTGGTGATGCGCTCGTAGATGCCCGGGCGCAGGCGGCCATGCCGGGCCCGGATGGCGAAGAACTCCCCGCCCCGGGTACCGCGCTTGGCAGCGCGCTTGCGGCGGCGGCCGCGGCTGGCGGCGGTCTCGTTCTGGTATTTGTCGTTGCGGGCATCCAGCTGCGAGAGCACCTGGTTGACGGTGCTGGCGCGCACGTTGCCGTGGGCGTCCAGATCCGCGCCCTTGCCGGCCACCGCAAACATGCCAGCCGGCAGCGCGCCACGGGCCGCCAGCAAGCGCTCCATCGGCTTGCGGGTGCGGGCGCCACCCTCGACCTGGTGCAGCAGGTACTTTGCCGGCGGGGTCCCGCCGGTGGCCTCATCGCGCAGGAAGATGGTGGCGTACAGGCGTTGCTTGGTGGCCTTGGTGTACTGGGCGGCATTGATGGTCATCGCCCGCGGGCGATCGAACACGCGGGCGGCAGTGCGCGCCCATACCTGGCGGATCTCGAAGGCGGTGGCGTTGACCGCCTGGACGATGGCGAACGGCAGGTTCTTGCGCTCCAGCTCGGTGAACTGGCGGGACAGCACGTTGTCGGCGTCGACGTCGATCTTGACCAGGCTCATGGCGCGCCTCCGGCCCGGTCGGCCAGGATCACGGCTTGGCAGGCGCGGAGCTGGTCGTCGGCGTCGCGTCCGACTCGAACAATTCGGCCCGCAGCCTCGTCTCGAAGTTGGGCGAGCGCATCACGTTCGAGGGTGGCGGCGGCGGCGTCGGACAAACGCTGGGTTTCACAGCCAGCCCATTCCTTGCGCAGCTGGAGGTTGCCAGCGCGCAGGTCAGCAGCAACAGCAGCAGGGACGGTTTCGGCTTCACGGCGGTCCTCTTCATGTTGGGTGCCGATGTCGGCCAGGGCCCGGGCCTTGGCGCGCTCGGAGTCGATGGCTTCGACCAGGGTGTCGTTGACCAGTTCGGCCAGCTCCAGGTCGGCGCGGAGCTTCTTGATGTCGGCGCTGCGGTCGCGCCATTCCCAGCCGACCCAGAAGGTGGCGAAGGTCCACAGGGCGAGGGAGGTGATGGCGATCAGGATGCGGTTCATGGCACCACGCCCTCCATGCACGCCTTCCTCTCGGCCTCGCGGCGATTCTTCAGCCCTTGAACGAACCGCATCTCAGGCTTCCCGTTCGGCAGCTTGCGGCCGGTCTTGACGTAGCTCCAGATCGGCCGGTCCGCGTCATCCAGCGCCAGCCGGCGGCACCCCAGCGCCCACTGCTCTGCATTCCATGCGCGCATGGCGCCGCTGCCGCAGGTGGACGGCGCACCGAAGTTCCAGGCATGGGACGTGGCCATGTCGAACACCGGCTGCGGCGGGGTGACCTTGAAGCAGCGCAGCAGCTGCGCCTGCACTTTCGCCACCGCCTTGCCCATCTCGGCTTCGCACTTTGCTGCCGGCCACTTCTCCCCAACGATGATCGGGGTGTCCGTGATGTGCCTGGTCAGACCGCCGCACGCGGTGGGCAGGCCGCCGGCCAGCTTGTCGGCGTAGACCACGGTGTCCTTGAACTGCGGGCTGCCGTTCTCCCAGCCGTTGATGAAGGCCAGCAGGCCGGCGGTGGCCAGCACCAGGCCTGCCCCGACGCCACCGACAACGGCCTTGGTGCCGACCTCAGCCACGGCGGCGCACCCTCGCCCACAGCCGGCGCAGGTCATCAGCCCGCTTGTCCCACCACTCCAGCCACATGCCCCAGTTCTTGACGACGTTGGTCATCAGCAGGGAGAGCGTGTAGACGATCGTCAGCCACACCAGGATGGTGTGCGGACTGATGGCGCCGACGCCGCTGGCGAAGGCCACCGCTGCGGGCGGGGCGATCTTGGCCCCGGCGGTCAGCAGGTCGGTGGTGATCTGGTCTTTCACCGGTGGTCCCTTGAGTGCTCTGGCCATGGTCACGGCCTCGGAATTGCCGGCCGCCGCCGGCACCACGCGGAGTGGCGACGGCGGCGGGGCGGTTACGGTCAGGCCTGCAGGGCGGCCACGCCGGGCGTGAGCTTGGCGACCACCGAGGTGGCGCCATTGCCCGCGGCCGCCATGGCCACGCCGAAGTTGTTGAGGTCGCCGGTGGCCGCCGATGCGACGATCACCTGGGAGGCGCTCACGTCCCAGATCAGCTTTGCGCCCTGGGCCACGACGGCCGTGGACAGCTTGGGCAGGACGAAGGCGGTGCCGTCGATGATCGCGGCGCCAGACTCGCCGCTGGCCAACGTGGCGACGGGGACCGCAAGGACGGTGCCGGCGATCACCGGCACGCCGGCGGTGGCCGGACCGGTGATGGTGATGGTGTTGCCATCGGAGAAAGCGTTGTTCATGGTCTTGGCTCCAGGGAAGTAGGCAGGTCAGGGCGCGGCGTGGCCGCGCCCTGCGGCGATCAGGCGCCGGCGTTCTTGAACAGGCCGCGCCAGTCGATGGCCTTGGCACCGAACACGTGGCGGCACTTCACCGCCAGGCCATCCACTTCGAATCCGTTGCGCGTCTCGGTGAAGACGCCATCGTGGCCTTCGAGGTAGGCGTACTCGATCGTGTCGATCGTGTTCGGCTCGGCCGAGGCGAACCAGGCGGTGGTGCTGGCATCTTCCAGGCGCGGCTCGCTGATCGGGATGAGCGACGGGCCGAACACGTTCTGGTCCACGCCCTTGCTGGCCACGAAGTTGGCGCTGGTGATCTTGAGCGCGGCCTCTTCCAGCGACGGCGGCACCACCAGGTAGCGCGGGCGCACGGTGATGTAGCGGCCCTCGATGCCCTTCTGCAGGGTCATCAGCTTGCGCATCTCGGCAATGGGGTTGGCCACGGCCGGGTTGAGCGCGGCAGACAGGGCGGTGGGCGTGCCCAGGTTGCCGTGGCTGGCGTGGAACAGGGCTTTGCCGTCGGCCATGTTCGGGTTGCCGGTGAGGATGGCGTAGACGATGTCCGACTCCAGCTCCGCGGCGCTGGCGCCGAAGGCCTGCGGGATGCGGGTGAGCGCGTCCAGGTCATCGTTGATGATCGTTTCCCAGGTGATGTGGACGATCCGGCCGTACTTCTGGACGGCGTACTTCTCGGCGCCGTCGCCGATGGAGCCGTACTCGTACTCGGCACCTTCCAGGACGCGCTTGAGGTCCGGGGCGCCGCCGAT